GTCATCTTCGGTATCAGGGCCGATGGCAAGTCGGAAGTACAGGCCATCCGATTCGACAGCACTCTTTTCACCGTAGCCGAGGCGAAGAAATGGCTCCAGGATCACGACTATCATCCGATCCTGTTTGAGCCCGCCACCGGGACGGCAGGGAAAGAGCAGGCGGCGGAGGAGACGATGGATACGGAACTGAAGGAGAAGGCCCTGGACGTGGCCATCAACCCCACGCTGGGGAATATGCAGGAACTCGATGGCGGGCTGCTCGTCAAGGACGTGAAGCTCCTGGCGGCCGGGACCTGGATAGACTCCGTGCAGAAGACGCCCTGCCGGTACACGCCGGCGAGGCTCAAAGAGTTCGCCCAGAACTGGACGGACCGGAGCCTCTGGAGCCGGCACAGCGGCGGGATGCCCCGGGACATCACCGACAAGGTCGGCGACATCCGGAACATCCGCTACCAGGACGAGGCCGTGATGGGGGATCCCTTCTACCACGGCAGGACCTCCAGGTCCAAGGATACCCTGGAGATGGTCCGGCACGACCTGGCAGGATTCGTGTCCGTGGAGCTCGCAACCAGGGACCGCTGGATCCCCACGGAGAAGATCTTCGAGGCGGATGTGATCCGCTTTGATGGAGCGGCCACCGTAAACCGTGGTGCCTGCAGCAAGTGCACCCTCCGGGGCAATGAGGAAGCCCCGAAGGAAACGCCGGCCGGGAAAGAGCCGGCGGAGAGCCTCCTGAAGAAGGAGAGTGAACGAATGGACGACACAGACAGGAAAGCACTGGAGGACCGCTTCAAGGCCCTGGAAGAGGGATTCGCGAAGCAGGTCAAGGCCCTGGAGGAGAAGGCTGCCTCCCGGGACAAGGAGCTCGAGCAGACGAAGGCCGAGCTTGAAAAGATGAAGAAACAGCCGGTACCCCCGGTTACCACGCCCGCCGATACCGGCAAGGCCCTTGAGGCCATGCCCGAGTACACGGTGAACGTGGACCTCGAGTCCGGCACGGTGGGGTGACCTGAACATGGCAGATATTGCATCATTCCCAACCATCCACGACGTTCTCTGGAGTGGCGACAACACCCAGAACTTCAAGGCCAGCGGGGCCATCACGGCTGGGATGGTGGTCTACCTCTCGGGCGACATGACCGTGACGAAGACCACCTCCTTGGCCCACCCCCCGGTCGGCGTGGCTATCGGCGACGCCGCCAGCGGGTATCCGGGCTCGGTGGCCCTCACGGGCTGCATCGTCTACGTGGCGAACACCGACAACAAGCTGACGGCCGGCGAGGGTGACTACGTCATCGTCGACGACAATGCCGTTGGCGGCACCGTTTCGAAGATCGCAAAGGGCGCCCTGCCCAGGACGCTTTACTCGGTCCTCGGGGTGTTCGTCGAAGACATGGCAGCGAACAGCACGGTCCGGATCCTGATCCAGCCGGGCATCATCGTCGGGACGGTGGTCTCATGACCCAGCTCCTGATCAAGGCGCTCCGGGCCCACCCGCAGTTCGCGGGACCCGCGGAGCGGAAGCGGCTCCTCGCGGAGATCGCAACCCACGACATCCCCCTGGTGGAGAGGCAGCTTGGGCTCGCCTACATGGTGAAGGGCAAGGACGGCAAACCGCACCGGGCCCGTGACCTCCTGCTCTCCGATGCGAACGAGTCCGGCACGCTGATCCAGACCGAGATCTACCGGACGATCCTGGAGGGCAGCGAGCCCGCCAAGTGCATGCGGCAGGCGGTGCCGATCTTCAACATGACGTCCAACGTCATGCAGATCAATGTCGGCGAGACCGGGACCTACGCGGGTTTCATCGCGGAGGGGGCGGAAATCCCCATCAACGACCAGGCGTACACGGCACGGACCTGGACTTCCAAGAAGTTCGGGGAGCGGCCGCTGATCACGCGGGAGATGGTGGATGACGCACTCTTCAACGTGGTGGAGCTCGAGGTCCGCAAGACCGGGTTCAGGATCGAGAACACCCTCAACCAGTGGATGCTTCAGATCCTGATGGACAACGCAGGGAACGAGCACGACATCAATGCGGCCATCACCACTGTTGGCGGGGTCATAGCGGCCATCATCGCTCGCGGCTACGTGGTCGAGGACGGTTTCCTGCCGGACGTTATCATCACACACCCGGCAATCACGCCGTACCTGTTCAAGGACTTCGTGCCCGGGTACAACCCCGTCGCACAGGGAGCTGTGGACCGCGGGGTCCTCCCACAGGTCATGGGCTGCAGGGTCTTCGAGTGCGGCGTCAGCTGTACCAGCGCCTCCGCGCCCACGGCCTCCACCCAGCCATGGGGTGACAAGACGGACACCAACATCGGCATGCTCGTCTTCGACTCCAGGTCCGCTGGCGGCATCGGCATGCGCCAGGACATCCGGGTCGAGCAGTACAAGGACCCGATCCGGGACCTGGTGGGCATGTCCATGACCATGCGGGCAGCCTGCCAGTACGGTGTGGCGAACGCCATCTGCCGCGTCGAGTACGGCGGGTGAGGCGTGAGGGAGGGATACTCCCTCATGCTCACCACACGGAACAGCGGGAAATACCTGTCGGGCGAATGGGCACGGCAGCGGGAGCTCTGCGCGCAGAACCGGGACCAGTTCAGCGCGGAGGACCAGGCGTTCTATGAGGTCACCGGGCAGTCCCCCGGCATGGGGGACCGCGAGCGGATCGAGGAGACCATGACCATCGAGACCGCCCCCATGGACCCCATGGCAGCCAACACCCGCAGCGGGGAGTTTGACATCAGGGACAGGCCGGAGGTGGGGCATTGAGTTACTGCAGCACAGCGGAACTGGTGAGCCTGACGGGATCGGCGCTCTCGAGCGCGGTCCTCCAGGCCATCATCGACGACGGCGACAGGGAAATCGACGCCTACCTGGGGCAGTTCAACCTCTCCGGGTCGGCGACCGGCGCCATCAAGAGCGCGTCCCTGAAGCTCGCGCAGGCGGGCCTCCTCTACCATGCTCTCCAGGTGGGGGACCTCCAGGCAGGCATGGGGGAATTCGCATCATCTGTTGACGTGACACGGGCGGCGGAGTCCCTGCGGAAAGCGGCCATGATACTCCTGGAACAGTTCCGGGACTCCCAGACCTCCATCTCGGCGCCCCACCTCACCTTTGTCAGGAGAGTGGATGGAAGATGACGGACGAACTATCAGACCTCAAAGACTGCACGGACCACGACCTCCTTATCCTCATTCATACGGTGGTGAGGGGGATCAGTAAAGACATGGGCGATCACGAGTGCCGGATCCGGTCCGTCGAGGGTAACCAGCTCAAGATCCTGGGTGTGGGTGCCGCCATCGGGTTCATGACGGGCTGGCTGGGGCGGTTGTTTGGGGGGAGCCCCTGATGCTCACCGGCCTTCTCATCCACACCTGCACGATTCAGCTGCGGGACAAGATCGGCGAGGACAGCAACCACGCCCCAGTCTACGCATGGATCGACGAGCAGGAGGACGTGGCGTGCCGGTTCACCCAGGCGAAGGGGAAAGCCACCACGGGCCTGCCCGGCGAGGAGATCCTTGCTGATCTCGTGGTCCTCCTCCCGGAGACCGTGACCGTGACGGAACAGGAACGGCAGATCGTGACGAGCGAGAGTGGATACGCGGGGACTTACAGCATCACGAAGGTGCGGCCCATCTCGGGGCGGTCCTCGATCCACCACTACGAATGCGACCTGCAGAAGACCGATGCGGCAGACGTGGCGACGATAGTGGACGGGGGGGCGGCGGGCACGGTCTTCCGCGCCTTCCTTGATGGGGGAAACGCATGACGACACCGATCCAGATCCTTCACCGGAGGGACACGGCGGCCCACTGGACGTCCGCCAACCCGGTCCTCGGGGCATCAGAGCTCGGCTATGAGACGGACATGGGCCGGTTCAAGTTCGGGGATGGCGTGACCGCCTGGAACGACCTGGACTATTTCGAGGCCGGCGCGGGAGACGTCGAGGGCCCGGGGACGTCGACCGACAACGCCATCGCCCGGTTCCACCAGGGGACCGGGAAGGTGATTCAGAACTCCCTTGTCACCATCGATGACTCCGGATCCGTGAACATCCCCTCCGGGCAGAGCTACAAGAAGAACAGCGTGGCCCTGGCAGCTGCGGACGTGGGCGCGGCCGCGACCTCCCACACGCATGGGGGCGGGGACATCACCTCCCAGGTGAGCGATGCCCATACCGTGGACGGGGAACATGCCTCCGCCTTCGCTGATGCCAGCCATGCTCACGCAGCCACCGACATCACCTCCGCGACCCTGGACGGGGACCGACTCCCAGCCCTCTCCACGGGCAAGCGGGGCGGTGTGAAGGAGACCGGGACGCCCTCCGGGAAGTTCCTGCGGGATGATGACTCATGGGCAGCCGCGGGGGGTGCCTACCGGCGGCCTGCAACCATCGTGGTGGCGGCGTCGGACTCCGCGGACAAGACCAACGTGGACTTCGTCTGCCCCGCGACGGATGCCCTGGACTACATCACCACCACAATCATTCCCACCCTCCCCGCGGGCGGGGGGAAGATCCTCCTCCTGGAAGGTACCTACACGATGAACACCAATAGCAAAGGAATCGTCATCGATAGGAATAACGTCACCATCGAGGGAATGGGCCAGAGCACGATCATTAAGTTCCCCGCCAATACGGTCGCCGGGACTCTCATCACCTGCAACTACGCGAACTGCGCTTTCGATAACTTCCAGCTCAAAGGGGTGGCGACCGGGAGCGCTGCGCAGATCGGGCTCTCATCCGGATCGGCGCTTTGCGTTGTCTCACGCCTCGATATTAATGGGTTCGGACCAGACGGCAGCTCGCAGGGGATCACCGGAAGTGGATCGGTGATTGTTGAGGGATGCTACATACATGGGAACTACTATGGGGTCCAGGGGGGCTTCAACCTCGTCACCGTCACCGGATGCTACCTCTATGGCAATGTCCGCCCCCTCTACCTGGGGGGCAGCTACATCACCATCTCGAATAACCTCATCGAGTCCAGTACCTACGGGACCTACACCTACAGCGGACCCGGCATCGGCGCCCAGATCTCGGGGAACATCTTCAATCAGACATATGGCCGCTGCATCACCCACGTCGGGGGAAAGGCATCCATCACATCGAACATGTTCTACATCACCTCCCTGACCTACCCAGCCATCTCTGCCAGTGGAAGTGGCCTGACGGTCACCGGGAATACCGTGACCTCGGACGGGGTAGGGGATCCCAGTGCGGCCCCCTTCTCTGTTGACGCAGGCACGAACTCGATTATCTCCGGGAATACCTATAACGCGGCCGGCGCGGCGCGGTGCGGGTACGGTCTCCAGATCGGGTCCGGCGCGGTTGGCTTTGCAGTCATGAGGAACAGCCTGTGTTTCACAGTAGCCCCGATCCTCGACGCGGGCACCCAGACAACGTTCGGGGACGCGAAGATGACCTCGCTGCTGAATGTGCTCGCGGAAGATGTGGACGCCATCGTGGACAACGAGGACCTGAACGTCTCCCTTCCCCTGACCTGCACCCTGGACGGGCAGCCCGACTTCGGCCGGAACGTGACCCTGGCCCTGACGGATGCGGACGATGGAATCTCCGCGATCAATATCACGGTCACGGGGGTGATATCCCTTGGAGTGACCGTGACGGAGACTTTCACGTTCGCCAGCTTCACCGCGAAGGTGGCGACGGGCAACTATCCCTTCGAGAAGATCACGGAGGTGAAGGTGAACTCCGCCACAGGCATCGGGGCGGGAGACGTCCTTGAGGTGGGAATCGGGAAGAAGCTCGGCCTCCCCGGGAGGATACATGATACAGGGGGAATCATCTGGGTGAAGCAGAACGCCGCGAAGACGGCCGCCTACACCACCAGCGCCACCTACGGGACTGTCGCCCCGACAACCTTCACGGCGGCGGATGACTTCGACATCTTCTGGAATCGGGACTCGAACATCTGGGCGGTGTGACTGTGGCCACCATCAGCATCGGGGAGCTCAAGAAGCGGCTGGCCCAGCTCCAGGGCATCACGCCCGCGCTGGAGAAGGGGATGAGGAAGGCCGCCCTGAACGTGGAGCGGACGGCGAAGGAGAACTGCACCCCAGGCATGTCCCCCTACTACAAGGCGCCCCATGATACGGGCCGCCTCCGGGCGGATATCGACAGTGACGTCTCGGTGGAATCGGGCCGCGTGACCGGGTTCGTGTTCTCCACCGTGGACTATGCCCCCTTCGTGCACGACGGGACCGCGGGGCGATCCGTTGGCATGGTGGCGGGCGGGATGATGCACCAGGGCCGGGCCGGGGGAGGGATGCCGCCCCGCCCCTATATCCTGGACGCGGTGATCGCGGAGTCGGACAAGACCAAAGAGTTCTTGGAGGACGCGGTGGCCGACTACATCAAGAGCGTATGCCGGGAGGTGTCCCTGTGAAGGCAGCCATCACGTCAGCCATCATCGACCTGCTCCGGGCGGACACCGCCCTGGCCACCCTGCTCGGGAGCGCGACGGCCATCTTCCCGGGGCACATCTCCCAAGGATACCAGTTCCCGTGCGTGACGGTGCTGCAGAACTCCGAGACGGGGACGAAGCGGCTGGGGTACTTCGACCAGAAGACCCGGGACCAGGCGGCCGTCATCCAGGTGGACGTGTGGTTCAAGACGTCCTACCTGGACGCGGAGACCGCGATGAACCGGGTGGAGGCCGTCCTGATCCCGGACGTGATAGCCACCACCTGGGGATGGGGGAAGATGGCGGAAGCCATCTCCTTCGAGCCGGACCTGGCCGTCTATCACGTGATGAGCCGGTTCCGGTTCGAGTACAGCATTACGGACACATGAATGGAGGGATGAGAGACAATGACAGACGAGTTTGCATACACGGGCGCCCAGGCGACCTTCTCCTACAATGGAGGAGTCATCGCCGCCGGCGAGGTTGACATCAAGAAGACGAGGGCGGTGGCCTCCAGCGGCCCCCGCCTGGGGAAGTACGGGCAGTTCAAGATGGGGGGCTCCTTCGACTTCACGGGGTCCGTGAAGCGGATCCAGATCGATGGGGAGCTCCTGGTGGCCCTGATGACGGACACCCCCACCACGGGGACCGCGGAGACGCTGAAGTCCGGGCGGGTCCTCACGGCTGACGGATGGGTGGACAACACCGACACCGTCATCGCCACGCCAAGCCGGATCCGGCTCACGGTGGCGACGGCCGCCGTCACCACTGCCGGCGTCATCACCATCGTGGGTGAAGATGCGAACGGGAACGGCATCACCGAGGAGGTCTCCGTGGGGCTGCTGGGGATCGGCGAATACGCCACCAGCAAGAAGGTCTTCAAGCAGGCATACGGCACCTACAATCACGGGGTCGTCTCGGCGACGGGGACGATCACGGTCGCCTCGATTGTGGGGGATTCCACGGCAGGTGTCGGGGCGCCGCTGTACTGGGACATGATCGCCCGCGTGGACAGCGGGTCCGCGAACATCGTGATCACGGCCCTCAACTGCTTCTTCACGGCGGGTGGGTTCAAGCACACCGGTCCGGACGCGCAGGGTAAGGACGAGATGACCTTCACCATGCAGGACGTGGACGCGGACCTGACGGTCTCCTACGTGAGCGCATGACGCAGAAGTTCACCACCCGGGCAGAGCTCGATGCCCACTTCGCGGCAGCCGCTCCCCTCTTCGAGAAGATGGAGGCCCAGACCCAGGAGGAACGGGACCGGTGGCAGGCCGAACTCGACATGCTCAAGCGGCGGACGGGGACCGCCTATGATACGATCGACCTCGGCGGCGGCAACATGCTCGCCATCCGGACGGGACTCACGGCCCCCCAGCTCGAGGAGCTCCAGGAGCTCGTGAAGATGCAGGCGACCCTGGACCCGAACGACCTGGAGGCGCTGGACGAGGTCACCTACATGACCCTCCACATGGTCGCGGCGAACCCCCTCCTTACCCGGGACTGGTTCCGTGAGCACAAGGCGGACTACGCCGTCCTGGACGCCGTGGAGATGATCACTGGCTTCTACGAGCGGCGGGTGGAACGGCAGCGCGAGCGGTTCAGGAGGATCGCGGCCCTGACCTCCTTTCGCCCAGAGCCCGCAGGGGCAGAAGCACGGGAGCTTCCTGCACTACATGGGGTTCCGGGATCCCCGTGAGTTCT